GGTGGCGGATTCGACCTCGGAACCAATGAGGGAAACACAGTCAGTCCCGAGGTCTAGCGCGAAGAGGGTGATTTCTTCGGGCGATTTATGGTTTCGGCAAGGCTCTCCATGCTGCTTCGAATGCTTCTGCGCTTTCCCATTCGTTGGAAATTTCGGCATGGAGCCAGACACCGCCTGGGGTTCCGGCATTGTCTTTTGAGGTAAACAATTTGACGCCTTTTTGCCCTGGCCCGCGCGACGAGCGATAGCCCCTACCCCATGCGGTTTTGTCTGATTCTGGTTGTGCAGGGTTGCGGAAGGAGTAATCGTGCAATTCGCAAAGGAGCAATTCTTCTGAATTATTGACGAGCCATTCCCATGCTTCTTTTGCAGCTGCTCTTCCTGCTCGAGTTGCGGGATAACCCATATCGACTGCAAAGCCTGTCGCATGGACGCTGAGGTTCTTTGACCCGCGCATCGGGCGGTTGACGTACATTCCTAGATTCGTAAATGCCCAACGCCGTTGACATAAATCAAAGAATTTCTTTGTGATTGGCGATGTGGCTTTGCCGTCCCACGAAGGGTAAAAGGGATATTTGCGAGCGGTCATGGTGCAGGCGGGTCTTTCGGACGATCCTTGAGGCCGTTACCCGCAAGCACCCCGAGAAGCCCGCCAGTTAACGTCGCAAGCATTGGCGACAAGACTGACCAGGCTGCATCGTCATTGGGTGAGACTTCGAGCGGTTGTGTCACAAATAGTAAGCCGTAGAGAAGTGAGATGATTGACAGAACGAAGGCAAGCGTTAATCCGATTGCTACGACAAAGATGAGTCGTGCTTTGATTTCTTCGTTTGTATGTCTGTTGTCTGGTTTCATGTGCATTTCCCTCCATCGCCATAAGCGGGTGCAATTGTTGTTGAGATTGTTTCGGTTACGCCTCGTAGGGCTTTGTTTTTTGTTGGTGGGCAGTTGAGGCGTTCACGATCTGCGCAAGCGGTGAGCGATGCGCAAATCACCAATAAAATTAGGCTTTTACGCATCATGTGGAAACACCAATATCCTCAATAATCATTGTTCCTTGTGCTGGTACTGCACCGAACACTGTGGTGTCGGCTACTTCTGAGTCCATGCGCAATTTGATTGTTCCTGAACCTGTCAAGGTAAAGACATAGGTAAGCGAAACCATGCCGTAGCCGTTGTTTGCAAATTCTTCGCGCTGACGCATTAAGGCATTGTTAGAGCCATCGGCAATGATGAATTGACAAACACCAGCCGACGAAGTGCTAGACGCTGCACCAAAGAAAGATGCTTTATACAACCGACCTGCGATACCTACAAAAGTCATCGTGGCGTTTGTAACGTCTTCAACTCCTTCCGCTGATGTGTTTGTGGTTCCTGTCGTAATAGATACCCAACCACGAGATGATGTGCCACCTGCGGTTGTATTGACTACGCCCCAAGGCAACGCCGTCATCTGGGCTGCGGTCAGAATCTGACCACTTGTGAAACTTGTATTTGCTGGCATTTTGTTGTCTCCTTTAGAAACTTAGAAGGTTGTTGTCAAGCGTTCCGAAGATTGCATCGTCAAGGGTTAAGTATTGGTTGCCGTCCGTACTCTCAAAAGTGTACGAAACAATGTGAGACCCTGGAACGATTCGGTGTTCAATTCCTGAAGTGATCAGGGTCTGCGATTCTGTAAGCGGAGTTCCGGTGTTGTAGTCCTTTTGGACTGTCACGATTGAGGTCAGGTCAATGGCAAAGATGGTTGCCCATTGCGCCGAAGTGAGTGCTGCAAGTTCGCATGAGACGCCTGTGAAGCGGACGACGGGGTTGCGGTATTTGCCGAGAAGGTACGCGCCGAGACCGTTGACTTCTGTTGTTGTCGAGTTGAGCAGACTGAGGAGGTTGTAGTTCTGCGCCTGATACAGAGAGATTGACGTTGAGTCTGAGTTTGTTTGCGCTGCTCCTGCGGGTGATTGCGTCACGATGTAGTTGTAGAGCAGTTCTGATCCGTATTGGTTGACCAGGGTCATGTATGGGATGCCTGTGCCGTTTGTGGTAAATGAGGCGTTTGCCACGGGGTTGAGAACGCTAGACCTGCCCTTGAAGGTGAGGGTTCCGTCGGCTGAGGTGTAAAGGTAGCCCTGCTCGGAGGTGTTGACTTGCTGAAGATAGTTGAGGACGTTTGTGTCCTGAGGAACCGCGTAAGCCCCCAAAGTAGATGAGCCTGTACCAATAGACCTTGCGCCCTGATAGGCGACCTCTGGACGGTCTAGGACGGCGTCTACGCGCAATCCTGAAGTCTGTGCCGACGGGGTGAAAGCGTTCAGTTGCTGATTTGCCAGGGTTCCGAAGGTGTCAACGCATCGAGCGAACATTCTGCCCTGGTTGGCGTTTTGGTAGTCCAAGTCCCAATCCTCGACGAAGCCTGTGTAGATGGGGGTGCCGTTGGCGTAAATGATGATTGGCGAGCGAGGCAACACGAACGGGTAGTAGATTGAAGCGGTGTTCAGCGGGTCAAGGATGCGGGAGTTGTTGTTGAAGACGACCTGTGCGGTTCCTGCGTTGAACTGGTCAAGTTGGCGGTTGCGTCCGCGCTTGATGTTTACCGACAGAACAAGCGAGGTCAGGTCTGCGTATGCCAGACCGCCGAGGGTGCCTGTGTTGAGTAGACCGTAAACGGCGTCGTTGAGTTGGAACGGTTGACCGAATCCTGTGGTTGTCTGGAATCCGACGAGGACTTGGTATGTGGGGACGGTCATTAGAAAGTGACCGCCGGTGCGAAGACCTGTCCTGAGTTGCGTTGCGCTGCAAGGATGGCGTCGATGATGTCTTGACCAACTGTGGCAGGTGAGGAGACGAGTCCTGCGTCCATGTTGATGATGATGTCGTTGAATGGGCCGATACCGCCAATGCCTGCGTTCTCAAAGCCTCCTGCGTTGCCTGAGGTCTTGTCGAAGGCGGGTGCTGTGGTGTTTTGTACTTTGCCTGGGGCGGATGGTGCGACTGCGGGTGGTGCTGCAAAGACCTCTGGGTTTGCTGCAACAATTTCCTTTTGCGATTCTTCAAACGCTCGTGCGCTTGTCAAGCCTCCGCTACTTCCTCCGCCACCGCCGATTTTCGGCATGGCGAAACTTTTGCCACCAAGCAAAGGAACCCAGTCTGGAATGGTGAAAGCCAATTTGCCGACGGTGTTGTTCCAGATTGCAGCGATTGCTTTGAAGACAAATGTTGCTGCGCCGAGCAGACCTTGAAAGAGGGGGATTGTGACGTTGCTGATCCACCAGCGAACCGCCCCAAATAGCGCGTCAACAATTGTGCGGAATGTTTCAAATTTCTTGTAAGCGATAACTGCAGCGGCTGCGACTGCACCGATACCGATTGCGATTGCGGTAATTGGGTTAATGCTCATTGCAATATTGATTGCAACGATTGCTGCTGCGACTGCTGCTAATGCGACGGCAAGGACTGTAAAGACCTCTGGATGTTTTGCAGCCCAATCGGAGAACTTTTGAAGGATGGGGACGATTGCTTCGACGACTGGCATGAGCGACGCGCCGATTGACTCTTTCGTCTCATCAAGGGCGATTTTCATTCTTTCAAATTTGCCCTGGGTGGTTTCGGCTGCTTCGGATGCTGCACCGCCGAAGGTCTTGGACATTGCTTGCATTACTTCGTCAAGGTCTGCTCCACCTTTAATCATGTCGCGGAGTTCTGGAGACAATTTTGCAAGGGCGGTCATGTTGCCCCCGTATGCCTTTTCTAAAGCCTTAGTGGTCGTCTCAAGGCTGATTCCTTTGGCTGCAGAGATGTCCATGGCAGCCGATGCCAACTCCTGCGCCTTGGTGATTGAACCAGTTGCCCGGACGAGACCGCCAAGTGCCGGACGAAGTTCATCATCAGTAACTCCAAGCAATCTGCCCTGGACGGCTATCCAGTCTTCGTTGGCAGTTATTTGTGCGTCGGTTGCGCCTGTGGTGCGTCGAATCTGTTCGGCAAGTTTGTCCTGCGCGGCTGCGTCCTCGATTGCACCCTTGACTGCTGATCCAAGTGCAGCGGTAAGACCTGCGAGTGCAGCAGCTGCGGGAACGGCTGCTTTCTTGATTGCAAATTGCGCCTTCTCGCCATTGGTTTCCAGATTTTTGAATTCCTTAACGGCGGATGAAATTCCTTTGCCATCGAATGACGTGACGATTGGGATTGCGATTGTCATTTGAGTTCTCTTTCAACGCGGGCTTTGACTTCGTTGGTGGCGCGAAGCATTTCGCCTTCAATCTCGCGACGTTTGCGGAACACGGCAGGCCCGAGGATGCGCGTATGGTTCGGACGCAACTGCCCGAGGGAATCCCCGAGGCGGTTTTGGTTGGCGCGTCCCGCTGCTTCAAAAACCGCAGCTGCGACATTTGTCTGGGTGATGTAGATCAGCGAAGTTGCCTCTCGAGAAGCGTCAACCTTTAATTTGACTCCAGCGATTGCCTTGGACACGGAGAAGGGGAATATCTTCTTGTTGGCTTGTTCCCATTTGCGAGCCATACCAGACAAAGGAACTTTTGTGTAGCCCTTCTGAACTTCTTGGATGGCGGGTGCAGCAATTTTTGTTGCGTCGGCGGTGAACTGTTTGCGCAGTCCAGGCTCAATTTTATTGAGGGAACGGATTGCGTCACGGACGCCGACGACTTCAAGTGATGTGCTAGTTGTCATCGTCTGCTCCTTTGTGATTTCTGTTGTTCGTTCAACACGTCAACAACCGTGAAGAGATCGTCTGTGTCGAATGGGATGTCGGGTGTCCAGTATCCAGTCGCGACAAGAACCTCCGCTAGTGAGCGTCGGAAACTGCCGCTTCTGTAAAACTTGGAGCATCCTCCGACACGACCTCAATGGACTTTGTTTTCTTGATGAATTCGTCAAAGGCGAGCGGGGTGGTGATTCCCGCAGCTCGTGCAGATTCGAATGCAAAGAATGCAAGGTCTTCTGCGCCGATGCCGTTTGCGAGACTGGATGCTTGTCGTTTGAATTTGCGTTCCCATGCCACGACAACGAATAGATTCGTTTCGCATTCATAGGGGTCGCCTTCAATCGGTGTTACTTGTAGTCGGATTTTCATTGTTTCCCTCTTTCAATTATCAGGTGATGTCTCGTGCCCAGGTGCCGTTAGAGAACGAAATACTGGCTACGGCAAGGGTCCCGATAGACGACATGATGACCGGAGCGGCGTCAAGTGTTGCCGACGTAATCGTGAACTCTGGATTGCTCGCAGACTCTGTGGTGCCCGATGGGGACACAACAATTGTGCATCCACCAGCAGAGACGATTGCGCTCAAAAGTGTTTCAATCTCGGTTGAGCCGTAGGAAAGATAGAGGTCAAGGTTGACCGCGACGCTCTGCAAACCTTTCACCGCCTGTCGGCCTGTATCGGCCAGACTGGTGCTTTCCAAAAGTTCAAAACCGACCATTACTTCACATTTAGAAAGTTGATCGCTGACGTCAATTACTGATCCGCCAGTTGGGGTGATGTTACAGGTGGCTCCAGAAAGGAATGTGCTTGTTGCCATTGGTGGCTCCTTAGTTTCTCTTCACGGCGATTGCCACCGTGAGGTCGTATGTGGGTATGTCTTGCCCGCCGTAGTTTGCATTGCCTGGACGGGCGTCTGTAACTGCGATGGGCGAGTTCATGATTGTGTCAACAGTTGACATGAGATAGTCGCCTGAGTCCTGATTGCCTGGAGGGGCTGCCAAGACTCTGACGGGTATCCGAAAGTCGCCGACGTTGTAAGTGAACGAAGTCATGACGGGGAGTTCAATCATGACGGACATTGGGCGCGCGTTTCGGGGATCTGTTACGGGTTTGAGACCGAGAGCGGTGAGTTGTGTTTTGATTGCGTTGACTGCGTCGACGAGGATTCCTGTTGCAGCCATTACGCAACCTGTGGTCTTCCGCAGCCGATTAGAGCCATAATACGTCCCATTGTTGAAGGAATGGGAATTGAAGACATTGCATCAAATGAGGCGAAGGAGTCTGCTGATCCGCGCTCACGATAGAGGGTTGCTGCATACATAATTGTGCCGAGTTTCACGTCGGCACCTGGCACCGTTGACTGCGAATCGGTGTAGCCCGCTTCGCGACGCTTGCGATAGATGTAGTTGTTGGCAGCGTTAACGCAGACCGTAATGAAGGCCGTGTCGTTAGCGGTTGCCACGTCGATGCCGAGCCATGAGGTCACATCAGCTGCAACAATCCAAGACACAGACGGGGTGAAGGTGACTGTGCCGGTAGCAGTAGACCGAGTGAAGTCTGAGCCTGCGTTGACATACATGAACTGGTAAAGACGAATTACATCGGAGTCAAATTCAAGGTCGCCCTCGTCAGATACCCCGATGAATTCAAAGTCTTGTGTTGAAACAATGGTATGTGTACCCGAGAATCCATGACCTGCGCCTGCAATGACAACGGAGTCTCCGACTTGGATACCAGTCTCAACAAAGGTCTGAAGAATGGCGTACCCATCGAGGCGCGTATGAAACGCGAGATCGTAAGTAGCCATCGTTCAGTCCCTTTAAGAGTTCGTCTGAATCAGACGAACGCAGCCTTGATGGTGAGCGTTGGGTCAATGACCTTTGATGCCCAGTACCCTCTGAACGCAATTTGGCGCGAGAGCTGAGAGGGCATCTCCACTGATATGGCCCCTTTCGCCAATTCATACGACTCAAGCGCACGAGGGTCAAGGATGGTCATACCAGCCGAGGTCAAGTTGCGGTCAACTACGACGCGAAGACCGAAGGCGAATGCGCCCTGTGTCGATGCGACGTTGAGTGAACCGTATGCGTTCATCGGGCCGACCTGTGGGAACAACGGACGGTCTGCGGTGTCGCTAAGTGAACCCATCAACTTCCAGACGTTTGGTGACACTGCAAGGATTGACGGAAGGTTTCCGTTTGAACCCGAAAGGATGTCTGCAGCTGCGGTGTACATCCACTCGACCCAATATGCAGGGTCTGCGATTGATGCGTTTGCAAAGTTGTTGCTGTTGGTTGTGCCAGTCTGCAACTCTGAACAAGCGAGCAGGTCTGTCCGATCTGCATATACGCGTCCCATGTCGTCCAACAATGCGCCGAGAACTTCTGGCTGTGACCAGTCCATTGAAGCCTCTGAGATTTCAACGTATCCACCTTGAATTGTCTTGGTGATTTGTACGTCTTC